ATTGGTGTAGACCACGGTATAATGCACGAGATATATCATAGTGGCTATTGTAAAAAGAATGAAAGTTATTTTAGAAGTTGGACTAAACTACCAGCAATGATGTACGATCAAATGGTATATGCTGGTATCAGTGAAGAAGATAAGAAAGAACTTAATCAGTTTGATATAATGAATACAAATGAAAGAGGTGACGCCGAAGAGTTTGTAATGCACGGCTCTAATGTATCAGGTCTAGTAAATATATTAAAGAAAGATAAATCAAAGTTTGAAAGACACATAGACCAAAAGACGGTAAAGATAAGTTGGATTTCTAAAGAAGATAATTCACACAGCATACAAGACCTTATGCACGATAAAAAAGATTTAGGTTGGGCTGCTGGTCCTACCTCTGGTCTAGTTGCCTGTATCAAAGAGAAACCAGACGAGGTATATCTCATAGGACACGATTTAAATAGCAAGGACAACTATCTCAATAATATGTACAAAGGCACTAGTCACTATGGCCTACCAGAGAAAGCACCAATACCTAGTGTCAATTGGGTCAACCAGTGGTACAAACTATTTGATATGAACCCTAATACAAAATTCTACAAGGTCAATGAACTAGGGTTTACCAAACGACAACCAGGCCTAATAGACAACGTAAACAGACGAATTAAAGAGTGGGGTCTTGCAAAGAATATTGAGTACATAGACTACCAGGAGCTTGACAGGAAGCTACAAATATGATATATTAGACCTAATATGTTTGATAAATTTATATATAGATTTTTAGACAAAATAGTTGAATGGTGTTCTCGTTATAAAGAGTACAAAATTAAGAGGTCTTTACCAAAAGAAACTTACGATAATGAAGCCAGAAACAAAGGCATAAAAAAGTGGGTGAATGAACGTGAGAAGTCTTATAAATAGAATTGATACCGATAATATAGGTAACACAAATACAACGAATACAATTAATACAAGGAGAAAATATGGATTTCGATACATTAAAATCAAGTCATAGTAACTTTGATAAACTTACAAAGGCACTAGAACAAAACCTCAATCCCGAGGATCAAAAATCAAGTAAGAACAAATACCAAGACGACAGACTTTGGAAACCAGAGTTAGATAAAACTGGTAACGGCTATGCTGTTATTAGATTTTTACCTGCTGTGTCAGGCGAAGATATGCCTTGGCAGAGAGTTTGGTCACACGCTTTCCAAGGACCAGGCGGTTGGTATATTGAAAACTCATTAACAACATTAAATCAAAAAGATCCTGTGAGTGAAGAGAACACTAGATTGTGGAACACAGGTGTTGAGTCAGACAAAGAGATTGCTAGAAAAAGAAAGAGAAAGTTATCTTACTATTCTAACATCTATATTGTTAGTGACCCTAAACATCCAGAGAATGAGGGTAAAGTATTCTTATTTAAATTTGGTAAAAAGATTTTTGATAAGATTACAGAGGCAATGCAACCTGCTTTTGAAGATGAACAACCAATCAACCCATTTGATTTTTGGAATGGTGCAAACTTTAAACTAAAAATCAGAAAAGTAGATGGTTATTGGAACTATGATAAATCCGAGTTTGAAGCAACTTCTCAAATTACTTCTAGCGAAGACGCTATGAAAGCAATATGGGAAAAACAATATGCTTTAAAACCTTTTGTCGCTCCCGATAATTTTAAGACCTATGATGAACTCAAAGAGAAACTGAATAGGGTGATTACAGGAACGAGAAGCGCTGAAACCGTAGAAAATGCTGAACTCCCTAAAGCAGATACGACAGCGAAAAGTAACACTACTCCTGAAGCTAGTGATGATGACGATACAATGTCATATTTTAGTAAATTAGCTGAAGACGAGTAAACTATTCTCTCTAGTTACTTTAAAGGCCAGGTCGAAAGACCTGGTCTTTTTTTTTGGTCTATGCTATAGAGTCTGATAGATTTAAGAAAGTGTTATCAATGTTCTTGCTGTCTGTTGACATTACCGTAGAACCTGATTGATTTATTGTTTGATTGTTTTGATTAGGTGCAACAACTATATTGCTTGATGTTCTTTCACTTGCATTTAAAGCTGCTGATTCAGTATTTAAGTTTGTATTTAATCTGTTATTACTTCTTACCATTAACGCATTTTTTTTAAATGATATAGGAGATTTATCTGTATCACCTGTGTTTGTGTCATATGATTGTTGATTAGGTAAAATCTTTTGAAAATCACCCATATCTGGCATTTCAAAGCCTTCAGATAGAGGGTCACCTAAATCATTTTGTAATTGATTTGGATTTAATGCATTTTTTTTAGTTTCTTCCGATTTCTTCAATTTATTTTTAAACCAATTCATTGGGTTTAAATTTGCTAATGCTTTGGCAGCCGTGCCTATTGCAGTAATTAATCCTATAACACCAGCAATAACTAATATTACAGGAGCTGCTAACGCTAAGAAAGCAAATATAGCAGGTAACATAGCAGTAATTAGTTTTCTAAATGTAGCACCAACGGCCATAATACCTTTACCAAAACCTTTAAGACCACCTATAACACCAGCGAATGTGCCACCTATATCTTTTCCTATTTGTTTTAATTCTGAACCAAGGTTTTTAAACTGATCTACAGCTGCGCCGATAGTTTCACCGATAGGACCTGACATCCTTTGATCGCCAGTATTCATACCTAAAGTTTCTCTTCTATCTGCTAATTCTTTTTCGTCAGCAAGTATTTCTCTTCTATTATTAAGTATTGTTTCCTGATCTTCTTGTGTTAATTGTTGTTTTGTTCTTAATACTTTTTCTTCCTTAATGTAGTCAATAGTTTTTTGTTTTAGTGCCTCTTCAAATTCTAATATTCTTTGTTTCTCTAGCTGTTCTTCTTTGAATGTCATAACCTTTAATGACATATTCTTTTCATCTACTATTGTATTGATACCTTTTTGTCTTAATATTTCTTGCTCTTGTGCTAATTCAGATTTCTTTTCTTGTCTTATTCTTGCTTGTTCTTGTCTTTCTTGTTTTCTCTCTCTTAATATATCACCCATTTTTTCAATGTTCTTTCTTAACTCATCATTGAATTCAAGTAGGTTTATACCTGCCTTTTCTTGTAGATTTTTAATATTGTCTAATGCTCTCTCTTGGTCATCATCACTATTTGATTTTAATAAGTCTGCTATCTTTTGTATATCAGCCTCAACAGATGGCAACAAAGACCTAACAGCCTGTTGAGTAGTAAATTCTACCTGCTGTGTAACTGCTGTAGTTACATTTTGCATAACACTAACTAAATCTTTTGTGCCTATGGCTTCGCCTCTTTCTTCAGCAACTTCTTTTAGTGTTTTGATAAATTCTGCCTTTGTTTCAGCCATCTATTTTTTCCCTTTACTTGTTCCTGTGTATAGACCAAACCAGGCAGCGCCAGCACCAACAACGATACTAATTAAACCTGATTGCTCCATAGTGGGTGCCCCTAAATCCATATACCAAATTACACATTTATATAATAATATGATATACACCGTTAGAAACAATCTTGGAAATATTCTCCAAGCGTCAACGGCTCTTGCCATATGTATTAATTTAGCATAAGGGTTTACACCTAAATCTTTCATACTAGTGTCAACTTCCAAGTCAACCTTAATCTTTTGTTTAGGTTGTGCTACCCTAACCTCTTCTACTTTATTTTGTTTTACTTTGTTCTCTTCTAATTCGCTCATTTTCTTCCTTTATCCAGTTTATTAATAACGAAACATAAACATCTCTTTCCCACGGTATCATTGATTCGATCTCCGTCAATGAATATTTATGATGTTGAACTAATGCAAAATTGGTTTCGAAGTACGCCTCTAACGTGTTGTGGGAGAGGCTAATTCGAAAAAATCACCGATGCCTTGCAACACCACTGGCGACTTAATATTTGTCTTTGGATTAGTTACTTCAATCTTATGTTTGAGTTTAGGCATTGTATCAAAGAAACTTCTAACTTTAGTGAAAGCGTCTTGTGGTAACATTTCAATAAACTCTTTTAAATCTTCTTTTGTACTATCTTTTGCTGGGTATATTTTGTCACCCTCATAGATGTGGTCAATACAATCAATTAAAATTTCAAAGGTCTTTTCAATATCTATATTGTCTAAACCTTTTACGCCTACATCATAGTTTTTTAGTGTAGGGTATTTTAATACAACACCTAATTGTCTTTTCTCATCTATAAGAATTTTGTTTGTGTGGTTGTCGTCAACTTCAACATCAACTTTTGTTAAGTCAACCTCTACTTCAGCATAAGTTTTACCATCATCAGGACAGATTGTTCTAAATTTAGATATTTCTGCTACTGATTTAGCTCTTAATTGTAAAAATATGTATTCTATATCAAATATAGGTAAGTTATCTACATTTAATTTACCAAACGTACAAGCATTTACTATATTTTTTAGAGCACTTAACATCTCTTTGTTATCGCCTGTTTCCATAGCGACATATAAGATTTTCTCTTCTTTTACTAGAAATGGCCTGAACTCGACCTTAACGTCTTCACTTGGTAAGGTTAACTCGTATGTTGGCACTTCAACTTTTGGCAAAGCCATAATTATTATCTCCTTCTATTATATATTTAATGGTGGGAAATTACCAAATGGTGGAAACACTCTTCCGCCAGTAACACCACCTATTGGAATTCTTCGTTTTAATCCTTCCAATACATCTCTACCTGCTCTTCTCAATTCAGGTGGTAATTTATTTAGTAGACCTCCAAGAGCACCATATTTTGATTTAACGGTTACATCTCTAAAGTCAGATTGACCTAATTCTATATTACCTTGTCGGTCTAAAAAGTAATTTATCCAGTATCTATGAGAAAAGGTCACTTCAAAGGTTTGTAAATTATTTGCCTCGTGTGAATATGATACTGGTCCTATTTCTTTTGGATAACAATTAAATAACTGAACAGCGTAAGTTATATCATCTCTTTCGTTTCTGCTAGCAAACTGACCTAATTGGTAAATGTTAATATCAGAAACATAGTTATCATAAAAATTGTAATTGTGTGAAGTAAGAGAGAACGCAGACTCTTGCCACGCTTCAAAGTATGAACGCTCTCTTAAAAACTTGTCTGTATAAAATGTAGCAGTGATGTCATTTGATTTATGGTCAAAGGCAATCTTATGTGCTGGTCCGTGTGTTCTTACTTCTTTTAATTGTACATCTCTGTTAGGCATATCAATTGCACTACAGAATGCTTGCACTCTTCTAGCGTTTGCTTTTTGAATTGATTGATGTTCAGCCTGATCTCTAAATAACAATTGACTTTCTAAACTTGCTTGTGATGGCTGTGAGTTAGGGTCACCTGCTACAATAGTTGGTCTGCCTGTTGGTAGATTGAACTCAACATAAAATCTTGCCTTTCTAGCAAAACCCTCTGCCTCGTTAACCATACCTTGAAAACGACCAATGGTAGTTTCAGGATTACCACCTGCTCTTTGTCTAAATCTAGGATCGTTTTCAACATTTTCTAATGATCTATCTCTTGGTATACCAACTCTAATGTCAAAACCACCTATTCTTTTACCGCCTCTTAATATTGCCATCTAAATGAAACTCCTTGACTTTGCGTAAACTTGACCATCAGACGCCTTTTTAAATTGTTGTACTGGTAAGAAACAAGCAACAGCGGCTGATTTTAAATCTATTTTTAAAAAACTTGAACGAACTTGTGAATACAAATATTTCTTTGCACACGCTTTGGCAAATGGTAAATTCTTAACTCTTGCCCAACTAACATCAAATCTAGCGTTAGCTCTTGTACTTGTTTGAAATCTTTGCATTTGTTCTAAAAACCTTAATCTTAATGCTGGTGGTAAATAGTGAAAGTTTAAACCAACAAAACCACCTCTGTATGATTCAACAGGCAAAACAAGTGGAAAAGTATCATAGTAAGGCAGTGTTGCCTTATACTTCGGATCATAGAAGAATAAATTTAAAAGACCAGGATTTGGTCTTGCTGTTAATTGTCCTTCTCTCATCAATCTTGCTCTATTACCAGAGCCTGAAATATCGTTGATTGCGTTTCTATACCAACTTACAGACTTCCGAGTATCACCTTGTCTTTGCGTTAGAGTATCTAATATACTTGCCATACGTATATTTATATGCTATATTGAGCGAATAAATATATTAAATATGAGATCACATAAAGGTTATTATAGACCAAACAACCCTAAAAAGTATGCTGGCGACCCTAGTAAAATTATATACAGATCGCACATTGAAAAGAAGTTTATGCTTCAGTGTGATAACAATCCAAATATAACTAAATGGGCAAGTGAAGAGTTATCTATTAAGTATTATAACCCTATTGACAAAAAGGTACATAGATACTTTCCAGACTTCCTTGTTAGAACTAGTAAGAATAAAACTCTTGTTATTGAGATAAAACCATATAGACAATGTTTCCCACCAAAACCAGGCAAACGAAAGTCTAAACGATTTTTAAATGAACAACTGGAATATATCAAAAACCAAGCTAAATGGCAAGCCGCTAAGAAGTATTGCGAAGAGCAAGGAAGTGTGTTCAAAGTTATCACTGAAAAAGATATTGGAATATATTAGAAATCTCATATAAATATCCATATGTCAAAAATAGCTAATTTAATCAAATCAAACTTAACAAATTTAGCAGTTAATCAAGGTAGTAATTTGGTTAGCAGTTTGTTTAGTCACACTAAAAATTCAGCAGCCACAAATGCAGCTGCAGCTAAAATATTAAACAAGTCACCACTTGAACTAAATGATAACTCGCCTGTTTCACATATGAAACAAAACCCATATGACTATGGTACGGTGTTTTATCCTAATGACGTACAAAATTTAGGCACAGGCCATTATATGATCTTTGATATACTAGAAACAGATACAGCCTATGGTCAAGTTTTCAATGCAGTAAAAAAAGGTGGTGTCAAAGGTGCCGAGTATCTAGGTAAAGATGGTGTAGCAGAGTCAATTAAGAACTCACTCTACAAAGAAAGTAGAAATACATCTATCAAAAACAATGCAGGTGTAGAAGACAGAATAGTACAACCATCTTCAGGTATAAATGCAGGTGCGATTGGTAGCAGGCATACAAGGGTTTCAGATTCAATAATACTTTATACACCACCAGGTTTACAAACAAGTTACAATGTAACACACGAGGGTACAGAAGCAGGAATGATGGCAGACTTGTTAGGTATGGGTGGTGCAGGAGGTTTTGTAGGTAACTTTGCTGACGTTTTAGGTAGAATAGGTGAAGTAGGACAAAAACTAGGTGCTGAATTAGGTGGCGCTGCTCTTGCTTTGATACCAGGCGTTGGTGATTTAAAAGGTGCATTAACTAAAGTTACAGGTAAGGCATTTAATAATAATTTAGAGATGGTGTTTAAGGGTGTGCCTATGAGAGAGTTTACTTACAACTTTGAATTTACACCAAAGAATAGAAAAGAATTAGATAGTAGTAGAAAGATTATAAACTTATTTAAATATCATATGCATCCAGAAATTGCAGATGTTGGTAACGACTTTATTGTGCCATCACAATTTCAAATAACTTATATGTATATGGATAAAAGAAACAATTACATACCAAAGATTAGTAGATGTGTGTTAAAGACTTTAGATTTAGAACACGGCGACGCTAGTGTATTCTCAACATTTTCAGCAGACGAACTAGGAGCTGCGCCTATCTATACTAAAATGTCATTGCAATTTGCTGAAACAGAAATTATGACAAAGAAAACAATTGGAGAAGGATTTTAATGTTTAACTTATTGAAAAGGTTTCATACTTGGTTAGGTCACTATATCTGGTCAATAGAAACTTTACATAGAACTAGAAGACACGAGAAGATTAGAAGAGGCAAGTAATGTATTTTTCATATTTTCCTAAAGGCACTTATGACCTTAAAGGCAATGGTAATTTAAAACTAGTTACCAACCTTATGCAACGAGTCAAAGTAAGATCAAAGATTATAGACGAAGCAAGTCTATATGATTTGTATGATGTGCCTGAAGGAGAAACACCAGAAATAACAGCACTAAAACATTTTGGTAGCACATACTATCATTGGGTAGTTTTACTTACAAACAATGTAACAGACAGATACTATGGTTGGCCTCTATCTACAAATGATTTTGAAAAGTATTTAACCAGTAAGTATTCTAATCCTGACGCAATACACCACTACGAAGTAACACAATCAAGTGGTAAAACAACAGGCGAGGGACCTAGTGACTATACACACTTAATAGAGGTAAATAGTGACGCCGCTGGTGCTCAATCTGTATCTAACAGACAATACGAAGAGAGATTACAAAACGAAAAAAGACAAATCAAATTATTAAATCCTACATACTTACCCATATTGATTGAAGAATTTGAAAACTTAATGGCGGAATAAAATGAGTTTATATGATACGCTAGACGGATCAGTATTACACAAGGCAGGCGGCTATGCCTTATCAGATATAAGAATATTATCATATCAAGCAAGCGATGGCAGTGAGCCAGATTCGATTGACATTGAAACTATGGTAATTGATCTTAACATATACGAATCAATACACAACAAATGCTTATCAGGCAATATGGTTATTGTTGACACAAATAATCTTGTTGGTAAAATGCCATTGACAGGCAATGAACGATTAGAGTTTAAATTTTTTACACCAAGTTTATCATACGGCTATGACTTTACAAGAAAGACAGGCCACCCAATGTATATCTACAAAATATCAGCAAGGCAATCAATATCGCCAAGGTCACAAACTTACCTATTACACTTTTGTTCTAAAGAAATGATTGACAATGAGAACAAGGTTATAAAAGACGCACAACACAGCACATATTCAGGTATGGTGGCCAATATAATAAAAGGCGAACAGAATTTAAATAGTAAAAAAGATTTCTACTTTGAACCATCAGCAGGCATACACAAATACGTATTTCCTAGAGTAAGACCTTTTGAGGCCGTAAATGCACTTGCTGTTGACACAATATCACAAAAGTTTGTAAATGCAGGTTATTATTTGTATGAAACAAGTAGAGGATTTAATTACAGATCAATTGAGTCTATGTTGGCCATAGAGGGTAACACAGCAAGACCAGTAGTAGCACGATTTAGACCTAAACCATCAAATGTCAAAGATTTAGGCGAAACTAATATTAAAAACGAAATGCAGATTGCCATTAATCATAAAATTACAAGTCAGTTTGATACACTAAAGAATTTAAGAAACGGCATATACGCCAGCAAACTGGTTACGTTTGATAACTTCTACAAAACAATCAAAGAGTTTGATTTTGACTATCACAAAGAATATGAACTTACACATCACACCGAACACGGTAAAGGTGGCGTAAGAACAAGTGATAAGTCT